AAATGCACTTGGAAAGGTCATTCTTAGTACCAACTATGACTCATCTGAAGCATCTTTTGCGTCAACAGTTGAAGCTGAAAACTATGACTATAGTATTTCAGGACGGCCATCAGACACCCTTCGTCATGGAATTGAAACATCAGAACGCCAACTTGCAACAAATATGCACTATATTCGTACAGGAGCAACTACTCGTGACAAGTTGTTCACGGATATTGGACGTCTACAAGTTATGACTGAAGGAATCCCTGTACCGCCAGGATCCTCTGCAATCATAGGCGAACTATGGGTTCATTACAGAATCAAGCTATCGAGAGCGAATTTACACGCTTCAATTCTGGGACGGAACATCCAATGGGCAAGTCTCTATGGAAAGAAAAACGGTACACACATCTTTGGAGCAACTGCGACTAGCTTACCAGGCGAATCGTTTGCTTCTAAATTCACCCCATCACCATATGCAAATTATGCGGCAATCAACAGTGCTTCGACACTTTCAATCAGAGCGAGTTCATTTGCTAATGAAACTGCAGCAACAATGAAGATTGAGTTCCCTCAAAACATTGTTTACGGAATTTACCAGGTGAACATCTACGGAAGATCTAGTGGAAATGTCACAGGTATAACAGCAGGCAATTTTGTCAATGCCATTCAACTCAACCAGACCCAAGTCTTCAACGATGCTGCTAGTTTCAATTTCTCTAATAATGTTGACCTTGCTACTGCAAGTTTTATGGTGCAGATTAATGCACCTGGTCTTGCAGTGGCCTCATTCACGGTGGCATTCGCTGCTTTACAAAATAATGCCGAAACAACAATTTTTGTTACTCAACTTTCATCACACGTAGCAGATGCACTAAATCCAATTTAGTAAAAACTCAGTTCGTTTTACATCTGCTTTCTTTTATGACTTTCCTTATTTCTATTAATACTTAATACGTCCTAGAAGCCAGTAATAGAAATAAGGAAACCAAGGCTCCCATCACCCGCCCGTCCGCCTTGGAACGACCTTAAAGCCCGAAACAGGGGAAGGGACACTTTCAGCAGCCACTTTTATAATTTAATAAGTATGTTTCACGGGCCAAAATATTATTGGTGTTTTGGGGTGGTTTTGGGGTTTGTTTGGTTTTTGAGATGGTTCCTACATACTACCCTACACACTACCCTACATTTTTTTGGTAAACACAGTTAGGAAATCTGTAGAGAAATATGATCTTGCTGAAAGGAAATAAGTTTTGTGTTTTTATCGTTTCATCTGTTTCATCGTGCCGACTTCACTATTCCACTATCATTGACAAAACTAAAGAAGCAAGAATGATGACAGATTTGGGTGTTTACCATTCATCTAATAACGAGATGAACCTTGATGTAGTTCAGGAACTTGTTGTTCATGAAGTGGTCTTTTAAGAACATCAAGAACAGCAGTCGCGATCTGATTTGCTTTACCTCTCAACTTATGAGGGGAAGCTCGCATGGCATACATTAATTGTGTAGCAGTGCTCATAGGTTCATGTTCTATCACATCAGCGACAGAATCCTGATCGTCTATGTGGTCAGGATTCACATAGTCCGTGGGAGACCTGGACAGATTAGGTGGTAATGTTCCTCCATATGGAGGCACCACACCGTCATCCGCATCAATCAATGCATTGATGACGACAGCCGCTGGTGCAGGAACTGGAGGAAGCCCATTACGATACCGATGTACCCTTGTGTATCCATGGTTGCGAGAAGTCCAAATGATCAATCCTGATTTTGTCACACGCAGAGTTCCATCTTGAAGCCATCTAGATGGAAGAGGGCCATGAATATTACTGTAAAGAGGACCGTGGGGGATTTTACGATGCAAAATATCCCATTGCTTAACCAGAGGAAGCAACATCGGATAATTGGAACGGATATCCCAGAATGGCACAACAATTCTATCCATTCCATTGTGTTCGTCTTGTAAGACGAAGAAAGCGACAAACTCATCTTTCCGTGTTCCACGTTCAACATCAAGAAGAGTGTATCGCATTGCGTGTGGACTCAGGTTAGGAAACCGACTCACGCAATTTATATCAAAATATTTGACTTGTTTCCCAAGGCAAATTCCGAAATTCCAGAAAATGACATTTTGGAATGTTCTATATACGTGTTATGATTGGGGAGGAGTGGTGTGTGCGTTGCAACTGCGTTAGGAAATCACTTCTGGTAGTTGCCTTATAAGGAACATCGCGAATAAAGTCGTATACAATGCATACTCCAAAAAGAATACGCTTGGAACCAGTTGGTGACGTAATGAATGCCGAAAACCAAGAGGATTCGCAATCACACTTTGAGGAACCCGCAAGACTTACCCGACAAAATGGAATGCCTAACTCTCGACACGCATCCGGCATTAAACGACTTCCAGCAGGTAAAACTAATGTATGCAGCAGAGTCGTCCTCACTATTGTCTGGGTTGCGGGAACATGTTGTATCGATGTCGACGGACTCGAGTACAAAGAAATCACCGACATCATCAATGCTCTCGAACAACAATTGGATGAAAGAGAAAACATTGAACTGTCCATCAATCAATTGCTCGACCGTAACTCTGAATGTGACTCAAGAGCCAAATGTGGAGTGGTTGGACTATTTGGAACCAAGCCTGAGATAATTGATTTAACAAAAGAATAAACAGACTTTATGGGAAAGATGGATTTTTATTGACTTTGACTTTCAGCCAAACAAGCTTGCAACAACAAATCCAAAGGATCAGGTTCACATTCATCGTCAGAAATAACAATGGGAGTTTCACGTTGACCGTCATCAAGTATGGTTTGCTGACTGAGATGAGTAGTATCAGAACCTGGTTGACTATCTACAGCAATCACCGGATTTACACACACACGCTTGGAACGTAGATCACTAAACCAACCAGAAGAAGAAGGGACACCAACAAGGGGTGATGTCGGTAAAGAGACCAGATTTGGAACAGAATCGTCAATAGTTGTCGGAGCAACAATACTTACCTGCATAAGTGGACGATTAATCACTTGTTCAGTGACAATGATCCAATCCCATCGATCAGCTGACAGCTTGGATTGATCAGGCATAGAGTTCATGAAAACAAAGACACGAACTGGATCCTTGAACTCTTTGGTAATACATTGGTACTTTGTTGAAGTCACATTGCCGTTCTTGCAAGCCTCGATGAACTCCCAGGGAACCTTGTCGCAAGCAGATCGAGGAACGTCAATGACCAATGTACGTGATTGAACATCCAACAGATACGCCAAGTTGGATGTGTCGGATGGGGCCAACACTTGAACTCCTTCAAATGTGGCACGGAGATAAGAGGCGAAAGTAGATTTTCCGCCTCCTCCGAGTGTATCAACAACAACATGGACCTTCCGTTGGTGAGCTGGTTGATGCATTAGATCAACACATTGCTGTTGCCATGGAACAAGGCTAATTGGTTTAGCAGCCGGCTTGGGAGCAGTGAGGGAAAGGTAATCCAAACAGTACTGACGGTGTCTTGCCATGACACCCTTGTGCAACCTCATCAGAGACAGAATGTCACGAGTGCCATTGTCCACATCATCAGTGAACCTATCCAAATCGGTGCGCTTTCCGGCAATTGGAATGGATCCACGCTCGACAAAGTCGGCGTTGAGGCCATAGTTGGGACCTTGGGTCTTGAACTTGTCCCATTCCTCCTTCGTTTGCTCACCTTTTTTTGTATAATCCGCAGCCTCTTTCGGGTTAGTAGCCTTCATAGGGGCCGTCCAGCAAGCACCTCCAAGAGCAGCACAAACTCCTTTGCGGTACCGTTGATTGGTAAACTGAACAAAGCCTTGGAGATGAGGAGTACCGTTTGCACCTGAAAGTGATATTATTACTATATATCACCTAATAGCCAAGAAAAAGAAATTTCTTACCTTTTTCTTTCCCATAGCAGATGTATTGACAATCCAATTCAGCAAGCCGGGTAATGTCAGCATTAGTCCAGTTGTTGATGGTGAAGACCCATCCTTGAACTTTCTTGTTATCATCAGTCTGCAAAACAGAATGAAACAAGGGTTAGCACACACACACACAATCACCTAGTAGCCAACACTTCATTCGAGGATTCCCTCAGTGCTGGCTACTAGGTGGTTAAAGGGTAATAATAGCCCAAGGAAAATTCCCTGGTCTTACGCCTTTAACCCACTTACCATGGTAAGTGTTGATTGTGTGTATGAGGAGAGGTGTATGAGAGACTGCGCGCGAGGCCAAAATAGCGCAGTCATATATGGCCATAAGGGGACAGGGGTTATGGGATATGTCGGTTATATTCCGAATGTTCCCATGTCCGTTATTTTGTGAACATTCGATTTTCCGGTATACCGGAAATTAGAGAGCGGTGCAAATATTCACATATCTGCCAAATCTTATGGACTTGAAGTTGAGGGATATGTACTATGAATGATGATGGGGTTTGTGAATGCGGAACATACGGAGGAGTGTTAGAATGCGGGCCCGGCCCTCATTCTCAATATATTTAAGAACATCCTCCTTATAACAGATGATATCACATCATGCCATATGTTAAGCGTGGTCGAAGAAGTACTTCTCGTTCTCGTCGTAGCAACAACGTTTCTGTACGCCCGAAGAAACCCTACATTTCGTCTTTTTCTCGAAAACGTCCTGCGCCTTCTTGGAAAGGACGGGGTGATTATAAGAAGACTCTTAAGAAACTCGCCAGTTTCGGAGTCAAAGCAGCGAGTGCAGCTATCAGTGGTCTCGGAACAAGATCGTGGGACGGTGCAGGAGTCGGCTGGGAATTAGGAAAGAAAGCATCCAAAAACATTGGATTAGGGGACTACTCTGTAGGAACGATGTCAAAATTGAGAGACAATCAACTTCTGAATACGACTAGCAGAGCACCTATGATGTTGAATTCTACTTCATCGAATTCAACTGGAGATGTTGTCCTCAGTCACACGGAATTCTGTCAGAATGTTGTGGCTATTAATCCACTAAACTCGGGCAGCAATTTCACCTTATTCGAAAACAGGAGTTTCGAAATCCAACCTGGTCTGACAACCATGTTCCCATGGCTAAGTCAAATCGCCGGAAACTTCACATTATATGAATTCCAAGGATTGATCGTGGAATATCGTCCCACTAGCGGGGATAGTTCGATTACAGGAACAAATGCACTTGGAAAGGTCATTCTTAGTACCAACTATGACTCATCTGAAGCATCTTTTGCGTCAACAGTTGAAGCTGAAAACTATGACTATAGTATTTCAGGACGGCCATCAGACACCCTTCG